TGCCGAAGCCGGCTTCAGTGGCGAACACGCCCATGACCTGGTTGGCCCGCAGGTCGCGCATCGCGTTCCACGGGTTGCCCTGGTAGGGATCGTTGGTCTCGTCGTAGAAGTAGAACCGGTAGCCCGCGGCCTCGAGCGCGCGGTACTGCGCGATGGTCTGGCGGATCAGGTTCTCGTAGGCTTCCTTGACCGCAGGGTCCTGCGGCGCGTGCGGCATGGCCTCATAGGCGGCAGCGATGCGCGCGGCGCGCTCGGGGTCTACTTGGACGTATTCGGCTTGCCGTCGGAGCTCGATGCCGTTGTCGCGGGCGTACTTCTCCGCGACGGCGACGAGGCGGGGGTCCGGGCCGGCTGCACCTTCAACAGCTGGCGCACCTTCAAGCGGCGCAAGGCCTCGGCTCGCATACCGTCCTGCTCCGTCTCCGGTCGGTTCGGGTCGTAGGCCATTTACTTCTCCTTGGGCGTAGGTGCCGGGCGCATCCCCGCCGAGTACATCTGCACGGGGTTCTCCCGCGGAGGTTTCTCGAATCTGGCGATTTGCGCTTTCAATCCCTGCACGTATGGGTTGTCCGGCCCAAACTCCGCCTCCAGCTTGGGCAGCTTCTCCTTCAGCAGTTCGAGCTGTGAGGGCATCAATCTTCTCCTGGTACTCGGCGCTGAACGCCACCTGTGTGTCGTACCAGAACTGCCCGGCAAACGACACGCCGTCCACAGACGCGGACACACGAGCAGCGAGCCTGTCGAGCTCGTCCGCTTTCTGCTTGATCTTATCAGCAAGTGCTGCATCGTCCAACCCCGACAGGTCGTCGATGCCGTAGCGCTGCTCGAACTCGGGCACGTACTGCAGGCGCACACCAACCGCCGGGGGCATCGCGCCCGCCACGGCTTCGCTCAGCCGGCGACCGTCGACGATGACCGTGAAGAACTCCACGCCCTCCCGGGCCAGCTCCGCTAGCACCTCCTCCAGCCGCTCGGCGGCGGCTGCGTCGCGGAAGTAGATCTCCACACCTGGGCGGTGGCGCAGCGGGTCGGGCTGCTCGTCGGGGCGCAGCACGCGCGAGAGGAACGTGCTGTCCTGCTTGGCGGCTTGCGCCTGCCGCAGCATCTCGAGCCACAACGTGTTGGGGCTGTAACCCTCGCGCGCCACCACCTCTAGGTCCAGCGACCGCTCGGGCGCGCCGTAGCGCCCTTCGGTCGACAGGGCCTTCGAGGCCAGCACGGTGTTGCCGTCGTCGGCTTCGTAGATCGCGGTGCGCAGTGCGTTGGCCACCCGCGCCATGTCGGCGTCGGTCGGCACGTAGTCAACGCCCTGGGTGTCTGCCGACATCTGGATTGACAGGCCTCCGACGAAACGGTCGACCGTGCGCTCCAGGGCGGCGAGCTGCTCGCGCGCCTGAGCCTTGGCCTCGGGCGTGGACTTGCTCGAGTCCAGGATGCGGCGCAGCTCCTTGATGCGGCCCTGGTCGGCCGAACCGGTCAGGTTGGCCTCGAGCTCGAACGAGCCGCCCTCGCCCGCCACGCTGGTCCAGTTGTTGACCGTCCACAGCTCTTTCTCAACGAACCACACGACGGCCTGCAGGTCGTCGTCGTTGATGTCGGCCAGAGTCTTGTCGGTCTTGAGTTCCTCGTCGGCGCGGATGCGCTTGACGGCCTCGCTGAAAACGTCCTGGCCGAAGCCGAACTGCAGCGTGGTCGTACCGTCTTCGCGCATTTCACCGGACACGCCGGTCTCGGCCATGCTGGGAATGCGCCGGCCACCGGCCAGCCGCTGCAGCATGCGGGCGGCCCACACGTCGATCGTGGCGCGCTCCCGGAAGCCGATCAGGTTGCCGCTGAAGTTCAGGGCCTTCGGCGCGGTGCCGCCTCGAGCGATGTCGGGGTCGGCGTTCTTGACCACGCGCCACAGGCCGGCCAGGGCGCGCGCCACGTTGCGGCCGTTGAAGCCGTACTTCTTGCCGCCCTCCTTGGTGGGCATCAGGTTGTCGGGCAGCTTGCGCGCTTCCTTCAGCGCGTCGAGCTTGGCCTTGTACTCGGGCAGCGCCTTGATGGCCTTCTTGGTCAGGCCCTCGGCCAGGCGCTCGTTGAACCAGGCGCGGAACTCGAGCTCGAGCTCGTCGACGCGATCGGCCCAGGCCTCCCACTGCGGGATCAGCTCGTCGAAGTCACCGCGGGTCGCACGGCGCAGCGCGTCGACCGCGCTGGCCCAGTTGTCGCGCACCGGGGTGTTTGGGCTGGTGGCGCCCAGCAGGTCGGCGAACAGGTCGCCAAGACCGCCGAACTCCAGGCGCAGGCGGCTGCGCATCGACTTGTACCACCCGGCCTGAGCGAGGATGTTCTGCGCGTTCTTGTCGCCCGCCTGGGCACGCCGCAGGACGCGGCGCACCTCCTCGACCATGCTGCGGCCCACGGCGTTGACGCGGCGCTTGTACTCGAGGCTGCCCGGCTCGAGTTGCTTGCCGTCCTTGCCGGTGCTGAAGTCGTAGGGGGTCTTCTGATACTCGTAGACAACCTTGCCGTCGTCGAGCACCACGCGGTTGAACACCAGTGGCGCCCAGCCTTGCGCAGGCGGGTGAGCGAGCTTGTGCGCGCGCACGACGCGGGTGATCTCCCGCTCGGAGATACCGACCTTCTCGGCCGATTCCTTGATCGCCTGCTTCTCCTCCGGCGTGATCACGGCGCGCGATCCTGTGATGCGCTCGCCGCGTTCGACGACAGGGGTCAGGCGCTCGATGGCGGCCTGACCGTAGACCGGCGCCTCGGTCGCGGCCTCGAACTCGCGGATCAAGTCGGACTTGTAGAGGTTGTCGTTCGGGTTGCCGTCGAACACCCCCGCGGCCTTCAGCGCGGCGTGGGCCTCGGGCATCGTGCGCTCGAGTATTTCGCTCCAGCGCTGGCGCGTCGGTGCGCCGATCGGCAAAGATTTGTTGGCGTTCAGCGCGTCGACGATCACGTCGCGGCCCAGGGACTGGCGCGCCTGCGGCGGGGGCACGACCTGGCCCCGCAGCTTCGTGGCCGGGCCGATCACTTCCGTCGGGATCGACTGGTCGCCCAGCATGATGACCTGACCGGACTGCGTGCCCTCCATGCGGGTCAAGTAGCCCGAGAACCCGGCGTCCAGCACGGCCGACTCGAAGGCGAGCTGGCCGCCCTTCTTCAGGCGCAGCGGATCGGCGTCGGCGTCGTAGATGTTGGTGAGCGTGGCCTTATGCGCGATGCCGCCCACACCGGACTCGGGGTTGATGCCCGTGCCCTTGTCGGCGTAGAAGTAGGCGCGCTTGCGCAGGCGCCGGTCTTCGGCGTTCAGGTACAGGTCGCGGTTGCTGCCCTTAAGGCCCGTGCCAAACATGGCCGTGCTCACAACGGGGCGCGGGGCATTGCTGTAGTGGTAGCCCTCGACGGTCAGGCCACGGCCGGCGTTGTAGGCCTGCCCGCCGGGCGACTTCGCGGCCACCTTCAACTGGTAGCGCTCGTAGAGCTCCTGCGGTGTCAGGCCCACACGCGCGGCCATGGTCGAGAAGAAGTTCGCCTGCAGCGTGGCGTAGGCCTCGTTCACATCGGGCGTGAACCGGCCGGCCTGGTTGAGCTGGTCCAGGATGGTTTGCTGCACGGCCTGGGTGCTCTGCTGCCAGGCGGCGGTGTCAGCAGCCTGCTTGAGCACGCGCTCGGCGTCTTGCGCCAGCAGCTGGGCGGTGAGCTCGGCCTCGGCGCGCGAGGGCGCGTTCGGGCGCATGCGGGCGTGGTCATTCAAGATCTGCTCGAGCTCGGTGCCCGGCGCCACCGTGAGCACATCGGCCATCGGGATGGCCACGGTGCTATTGGCCTCGAGCGCGCTGGGCAGCGCCTCGCGCACCGACTCTGGCAGCTGGGCCAGGAGCTCGGCCGGCAGCTGGTTGAGCACCTCGGCGTCGACGTAGATATCCTTCTTGGCGCCATCGTTCGCATCGACCACGCTCTGAATGTGGTTGCGGAACTGCTCGGGGCTGCGGGCGCGCAGCATCGAGGCGGCAGCGAGCTGCAGTTGCTGCTGAAACAGATCCTGCTCGTAGACCAGCGACTGGTTGCTCGCGGTCTCGACGATCTTGTTGATGGCCTTGATCGTGGAGGTCTGCACGCCCACGCCAACGAGCGTGGCGATGAACGTCTGGTAGGCAGCCTCGGGGCGCTCGTTGATGAACTCGGCCAGGGTCTTATCCGGGTTCAGGTTCATCCACTCGTTGAAGTCCTGGGCCAGGGTGGTGACCTGCTCAGTCCAGCCCTCGCTCAGGGCCTGGTGGCCGATCATCTTCAGCAGCCCGGTGTTGGCGGCGATGTCGCCAAACAGCTTGCTGGCCGGGATGCGCTCGAACACGTACTCGAACGTGGCCTCGGGGATGGCGTAGGTGAGCGACTGCACCGTAGTGCGGCCCTGCTCGCGTGCGCGGTTGAACGCGTCAGCGCCGACACCTGCGGCCATCAACCCGGCCACGGTCGATGCCGCCTGGTTGGCGGTCGTCCAGAGTCCGCGGGCCAGGCCAACCGGCAGCAGCGCCAGGTTGGTGCCGGCCGACTGCAGGCCCGAGCGGATCGCGTCGCGGGTCGAGCTCCCTCCCTGGAACCCGTACTCGTTCATCGCGTCCTGTGCGCGCCGGGCGGCCCCGCGTGCGCTCGCGGCACCCGCGTCCCAGCCGATGAGGTCGTTCACCACACCGGCCACGTCGAAGATCATCTTGCCGACGCCGACCGTGGCGCCCAGCCCCACCGTCTTCGCGGCACCGGCGAGATCGGACGGCAGGCCCCCCTGCCCGTCCGCGCCCATGACGTAGGCGACACCGCGGCCTACCGCGCGCTCGAGGTTCTTGAGCGTGTCGAGGTCATCGACCGAGGTGGCGGCGAAGGTCGGGTCGACCAGCTGGCGGTAGAGCACCGGCGACTCTTCGGCCATCTTGCCCAGGTCGATCGCGCGGGCGCGTTCCTTGACGCGCAGTTCCTCGAGGTTGCGCTCGATAACGGGCAACGGCAGGCCTGAGGTTTGCGACAGGCGCAGACGCTCGGCGGCGAGGTCCGGGTCATCCTTGAGGGCGGCCTCGATCACCGTGCGGGCGCGGTTTTGCTGCAACGACTGTTGCTCGCGCGCCAGGGGCAGGTACGGGTTGTCCTGCTCATCTTGGACTTGCTGCGCGCGCTCCTGCGCCAGGCGCAAATAGTCGGTCATTTGGTGGCTTTCCTGTTCTTGCCGGCGAGGTACATCTCGACGATGGCTTGTTCGGTGACGGGCTGGCCGGTGGCCTGCAGGGCCTGGGTGATCTGGCGGCGGTCGATCGCGGGCACAGAGGACACGAGCACGTTCTTGCCGTTGACGCGCACGTAGGCCTTGCCCATCTCCTCGGGCGCCAAGAGCACGACCGGTTTCTCGGGGTCGCGGCCCCACTCATCGACGTACACCTTGTCGAGCATCACGCGGTCGACGATCGATTGCTTCTCGTCGGCGGTCAGATCCTTGCCCCCCTTGGCGGCGGAGGCTGCGCGCACGCGGCGGTCGATCTCGTTGGTCAGCTTGGCCGCGGTTTTGGGGTCTTTCTTCGGGTCGACGCCCAGACCCACCAGCGCGTTGCGGATGCGCGCCTCGTCTGTGAGCATGGTGTCTTGCTTGACACCGCCCTGCTTGACCGCGGTCTGGAGGTCAACCAACCCCTTCAAGTCTGAGAAGCCGATCTTCTCGGTGTAGGCGCGCAGGTCGACCTTCTCGCCGTTGACGATCCTCTCGCGCAGGTCGATATAGGTCAGCGCGTCGGTCTTAACCGAACGGCCAGCGACCAGGCGCTCGGCGCGAGTACGTTGCGCCTCCTGCAGCTGCACGCGCTCGCGCCCGGACATCTGCAAAAGGATCGCCTCGGGGATCTTCTTGCCCTGGGCGAAGAGCTGCCAGGCCTGGTCGGCGGCGGCGTTCTCGCGCTCCTGCTCGGCCTGACGCACCAGCGCGTGGTTGTTGCGGATCTGGGTAAGCGTCTTCTCTCGACGCGTGGGATCCGTGATCTTGGCCGCCTCAGCGAGCTGGTCGCCCAGCGGCTTGTTGGCCACGTTGGCGGCGAACTGGGTGGCGAACTGGTTGTCGGCCTCGGCCTTGAGCACCTGCTCGATGCGGGCCTGATGCGCGAAGTTGACCTCGGCTTTGTTGGCGTCGTAGTAGGCCTGGGCGGCCTCGGCGTTGCCCTCGGCCAACTTGGTGATCTGCGCCAAGTGCATGGCCGAGAGGTTCTTCAGCGCCTCGGCCTGCACCTGCTCGGTGGTCCAGCCCTTGCGCGCACCAAGGACCGCGGCCTTCTCGCGAACCTGCTGCGCGGCGCTCGCGACATCACCAGAGGTTACGCCGAACTGGATCGTGGTCGCAACATCGGCGGCGTAGCTCTCGTCCGCGAAGCGCTCTTTCTCGGCGTTGACGAATGTGCCCACCGAGTTGATCGCCTGCAGGCGCTTGTCGGCCAGGCTCTTGCTGACCAACGCCCGGGCGCGCGGGTCGAGCTCCTTGCCGTAGGTCTCGGCGGCCTTGCCCCACCACTCTTCGGCGGCCTGGGCGTAGCCGTCGACGTTCTGCCCGCGGTACTTTTGCCGCGCCTGGGCGTCCCAGTTCAACCACTCGCCGGTGATCTTGGCCTCGGCGTCAAACGCTTTGGCCTGGGCATCGCGCAGGTCGATGCGGTCGGCCACATCGGCCACGCGCATCATCGCCTCGCCGGCTTGCATCAAGTCGCGGCCGGCATCGGGCGTACGCTGAAAAGCGCCCTCGAGCGCTTGCTCGCGGACACGCGGTTCGTAGGTTGGAACGACTGGCATTCACCGCCCCCGGTAGGTGTACCACTTGTCGGCCACCTGCCCAGCCCCGGATAGCAGCGTGCTGCCGGCCGCGAGCCATGGGCGCTGTGAGAGTGCTTCGGCCTGGAAGCTGGCGGACTGGCTGCGCCGGCTCCAGGCTTCCTTGCGCGCGTTGGTGCGCACGGTGGCGGCATCGGACTCGCCAAAGAAATCGGTCTGGTCTTGCAGGTCGGCGGCAGTGCCGTAGGTCAGGTCCATCCCCTTGGCGGCCAAGCTCACGCGCTGCGCGCTTTTGGTGGCGGCCACCCGCCGTCGCAGATCGGCAGCCTCGCTCTCGCCGCGGCGCAGCGCGTCTTCGGCCTGCAGGTCGGCCAGCTTGGCGTTGCGCGCGGCGACCTCGCCGGCGACTTTGGATTGTTGATAGGCGCCCATCCCCGCGATGGCGGTGCCCGCGGCGGAGAGCCCCAGGCTCAACATCTGGGCGGTGGTCAGGCCGGCAGCGGCGGTTCCCGCAGCGGCAGTGCCGGCTGCTGCGGCAGTGCCGGCTGCAGCAGCGGTGCCGGCTGCGGCGGTGCCGCCGAACCAAGAACCAATGGCGGCGAGTGTTGCCGGTTCACACATGGTCAGGCTCGCATTTCAAATGGGTGGAAGGGCTCGCCCAGCGGGCCGTAAGGCACGGCCTCGTGCAGCGTGAACCCCAACCGACGCAACCACCGCACACTGGTGGTGTTCTTCGCGTGCACGTAATTCACCAGATGGGGGAACGCCTTTAGCATGCGGAAAATGTACTCGGGGGTCCTGCGGACAAGGATACGCTGGTGTCGGTCGAGCACGGGCGTGCCGAGCATCCATGGCGAGCCGATACCGGTGAGCGCGTTGATCGGGGCCACACCGAAGATCGCGGCGAGCTCGCCGTCCACCAGGCCGGTCCAGCACAGCACCGAGCGGTCCACGCACGAGGCGATGCTGGCGGCAATGTCGGAGCGCCCGTAGGCCCGGCACTCGGCCAGGTCGGAGGCGCGCAGGTTGGCAAAAAGCCGGGCAGCGTCGCCCGGCTCAGTGGGTCGGATCAGGACATCAGCCACCGGTCTGGACCTCAAGCGTCATCGACAGCACCGTGAGCGGCAGCGGCAGATCCTGGCGCACGCACACGCCGGCGTCCTGGTTCCAGCTCGGGTCGATGGAGACCGTGAGCTCGCCGTCGCGTAGCGCGGGCGGCGAGCCGTATGGGTCGGTGACGGCGCGCGCCGGGTACTCGCGCAGGCGCGTGAAGTCGGGCCCGGCCTTGACGAGCGAGGACTGCGCCACGCGCAGGTGCACCTTGTTGACGTTCTTGGCTGTGCCCTGCCCTGCGGCCTGCGCGCCCTCGAATGCCAGTGGCAGCGTGCGCAGGTCGGAGACAATCGGCAGACCTACATGGATCTTGCTCGCGGGGTAGTCGAGCGTGATCGCCCCGCCCGACACCACGCGCTGCGGGTGCACGGCGCCATCGGTCAGGATGTCGACCGTCTTGCCTTCAAGGTGGTAGAGACCAGACAGCGTCGTGACGGGCGGCCCGTCGTAGGTGAGCCCTGAGTCGACGAAGAACGCATCGGCCGGGTCGGTGAAGACGCGGGTGCGCAGGCGCTCGATGTAGCGCCGCGAGATGCCGTCGAACGTGCGGCGCACCACCACGTAGAGCACGTCCTCGTTGTTCTCGGGGACGACGCACACCGACTCGAACGCGCCGTCGGTGTCGTGCGCGTGCCAGCCGTAGACCTGCTGGTCGGGCGCGTAGGTCAGGCCGAGCAGCACGCCGTCGTTGCGCACGGCCCAGCAGATCGAGTCGGGCGCACGGCTGTAGGCCAGGTCGGTGATCGTGAACCCGTTGAACCGATGCGGCGCCATGATCGAGGCGTCGACCGAGCGGTAGGCGTTGGCCTCCCAGTTGTAGGAGAGCTCACGAACCCGCGACCCCTGGGCCTGCACGTAGAGGATCGAGCCCGTGGTCACCACCGGCTGCACGTTGCTGGCACCGGCGTACCCCTGGGGCTTGATCGTCACGCTCGTGGGCGTGATCGCGGGCGCACCATCGGAGTAGATGCGGAACTCGCCGCCCGCGGTGAGCGCGATCAGGTCGGAGAGCGCGACCAGGTGGCGGACCCGGTTGTACTGGCCGGACGCAACGCGCAGCTCCATGCCGTCGTCATCCCGCGAGGGGATCGAGCTCGTCAGGTTCGACTCGGTGCCGGTGCGCGTGGCCCACACCACTTGGGGTTTGCCGTCGGTGCCGGCAAACCAGCGGCGCTGCTCGTGGTAGGTCGTGGTGGCCGGGTAGTCGCCGACGCCGGAGTTAAGCGTGATGATGTCCTCGGGCGGCGTCTGCGTGGTGTCGGGCGCCACGTTGTCGTCGATGATCGAGAGCTCGGTGGTGCTGGGGTTGGGCCGGGCCTGGCCGATGTAGCCGTAGATGCCCCCGCGCAGCTTGTAGACGTTGTAGCGGGTGTGGCCGCCGACCGGGGACCAGGTGATGGTGTTGTAGTTGCCTGCCAGCGTGAGGTTGTTGCTCGCAGCCACGGGTGCAGAGGGTAAGGATTCCGTGACGCCGTCGGCGGCCACGGTGGTGACCACGTACTTCTGCGTGGTTAGGTTTTGGTTGTTGGCCACGGTGGCTGTAACGGTCACGTTGGTCGGTGCGTTAGTGGGCGGGCCGAACAACGCCTGGGTGAGCACCCAGTTGGTGGCGCCCAGGCGCTTCAACTCGCGGGTAGCATAGCTCGGGTGAGCGATCGTGATCACGTCCGCCGACTGCGTGTAGTGCAGGTCGAAGAGGTCGTCGCCGTTGTAGGGAGTCCATACCTGGTACGGCAGGCCCGTGTCCGGGTCGAGCAGTGCGGCCCCGCCGATGTAGAAGCGGATGTACTGCTGGCCGAACTCGAGCACCGCAGTCTGGTCGGCGCTGAAGGTGAACGGGATCAGGCGCACGGGGTAGTACGAGTTGCCCGCGGGGCTGATGAACTCGAAGCCAGGCCGGCGCGTGGCGGGCCCGTGCGGCAGCGTGATGAAGTTGCGCGCAAGCGCGAGGCCGGTCTGGTACTTGACGAGGTCCAGGCGGCCGGCCAGTTCGGGCGTGATCTCGCCGCCGGCGAACGAGCGGAGCAAGTGCTTGGTGCTCATGCGCGGACCGCCAGCAGTGAGGGTTGCGGCAGCGACTCAGCGCTCGAGGCGTTGGCGCTCGCGGTGGCGGCGATGTCGGCCAGGGTCGTGGCGCGCTGGCGCATGGCATCACCCACACGCACGCCCTCGTTGCCCTTGATGATCGGCCCGGCCAAGTAGCTCGCCAGCAGGTAGGACAGCGCGCTTGTGAAGCTCGCCGGGAACTTGGTCGAGTCGGTCACGTCCTGCACGTAGAGCAGCACCGCATCAGGCTCGTTGGTCAGGATCACATCGCCCTCGACGTCGAACGCGGCGCCACCGCG